TCGACCTGGTGACGTCGTTCTCTGGCAGTTCGTCGTTGATGTCGATGAAATCAGGTATGCCACGCATGTTCGTGATCCGAAATTGCTTCTTCTCGGTCATGAACTGTTCGATGTTAGCGCATTGTTTCTCGCCACTGAGTTGCTTGGCGAACCGCAGATTGTCAAAGAACTTGGTGGTTGCCATAGCCCCTTGAGACTGGCGGCGCTCGATCGCTTTGCCGGAAGTGGCGTTGGTTTGCCGCCCCATCAGCTCGTCTGTGACACCGGATGATTGCTGGATCATCGCGATATTGCGGCCCATCAGCTCGAGGTGCCACTGCGAGAGCTCGCGGTCGGTATTGAGGTCAATAGATTTCCCGGTGTTCACCTCAATAATTGCGTCCGGTCGAGCGATCTCGTCGGCAAACTCGTCGACATCGTCGACCGCACCTTTCTCCATGATGACCTTGTTCTGAGACAGGATCGCCAAGGCTTTGGATGCGCGTTTGTTGATGTCTTCCTGGATATCCCGGAGACGGCGGATCATGCCGTAGGGCAGCTGATCACGGTCGCGGCGATAACCCCAGATCGGGGTGAACGGGTATTTGTTGTGGCGGTACGGCGAGCGGCCAAGGAACAGCAGCCCTGACGTGGTCATGATGGCGACGTGCATGCGCATCTTGACCTGCGGACGGACAAAGGACTCGCCGCTGTCGATGGCTTCGTTATGACCACGGGAGTTCGGGTCGTAGATTTCTCCGGAGAACTGGCCGCCGGAAATCATCTGCACCTGAATAGGGATCTTGAACCACGCCTCGATCAGGCGGACACGTTCACGGGTGTAGCCGCCCCACGGGTCTTCAGAACGCCGTGTGCGCTGCGTCTCGTCGAGCGCTATCTCCTGACTGTCCATGGCGTCGTCGCCGTGGATGTCGAAGATCTTGTGTTCGTAAGCGCTGTCCACGGAGTTTTCGATGAGGGCCCGACGCTTCGGGAACATCGACATGGCGATATCGACATCCACCCACTTTGAACGGAACACATACCGGGCGTCGGAGAGGTCGAGCTCTGTGCTCGAGGAATCGTGCAGGATGTTGCGCCAGCTCTCATACCGGCAGTAAAGCGGCTCGTTCTCGCCGTCTTTCTGGATACCGTCTTCGATCCAGCCCACACCGACCTTCACGCAGTCTTCGAACGAACGGGAAACGTGGAACGGGGTGCGGTTGACGTCAGACAGATATTTGAGGAGCTGCTTCTTTTTCTCGGCCGGTTTTGACCCGTCCTTGCGTCTTGGCAGAACCTTGTAGTCAGTCCGTGACTGTTTCTCTGAGCCGATGACCCAGTCGACGGAGGAGGCAATCACGTTGTAGACGATCGGGACTTGCCCACGCTCTTCAAGGATTGCCTTGTCTTCTTCGCGCCACTGGTCGTTGTCGTAGAAGTCGGCGTCGATTGCCTGCTCGGCCCGGTTCAGGAACTGGCGGTCCAGCTCCCGGGTGTAGTGGTCCATCAAGCGGCTATGGATCGCCATCGACTTGTTGGAATCCAGCGCGTTGCCGGTCTTGTCTCGTTTGGGCTCTTCACCCGCCGGGATAGGAGACTGGAACTCCTCCCTCCGGACCGATCCGTCATTTGCGCGCAGGTCAAACATCACACGTCTTCCATCGCGACGGCTTCATGCCGTTGGCCGGTCATATGATTTTCGATGACGATATCGGCGGCGGCGCGCTGTTCAGCTTCTGGCCGCGGCGGCATGAGAATGAGGGTGTCGAGGTGGTCGTTGATGATGCCAATGACCAGGTGGCGCATTGTCAGGCTGTCTGTCAGCCCCATCATCTGGAGGGCAGCCGATGCCTGATCGTATGCGAATTGCTCGCGGCCTATGTCTCTGCCGGCGTCCAGGGCGATCTGGTGCATGTCGACATTTTCGATCAGGTAGTAGATGTGATTGACGGATTCGCCGTATGAGCCCGCCGGCATGAGATACAGGGCACGCAGCCACGTATCTTCTTCGGTGTCCTTGACCCAACCGACCACGACTGTAAGCCCGTGCAGGTCACGCTTTTGGTGATAGACCGTGAGATCGTGATAATGTTTCAAGAACGGATATCCACTAAAGTGATCATCTGTCCTATGGCGACTATCACGATTTGCGTGAAAACAAAAGGCTACGAGAACGCTGCCTCTCCGTCAGGCGGGAAAGATATCCGCTTTTTCGGTTGTTTCAGAGTGCTCAAACGAAACTCGTCGATCTTGCCGCCGGTGAAGCAATCGAACCGGGCGGCAATCTCCACCGCTTGCCTAGCGGTCGCCCCAGCACCCATTGCGCCCATAGCCAAGTCGCCCCCTGAGCCGATCGCGATAAACTCGGTTTCCACCTCGACGAGAACCAACCTTTCAGCTGAATGGAAAATTCGGCCGTCACGTCGAACGAACAGTAACGAGATGTCAGAGTTTTCCGGTAGCCGTGGTCTGTTTTCCCATGTCGGCTTATTCAGTAGCCACTTCTCAAAGAAGCAGTGATACCCAGCATCACCGGCGATTCCGAGTAGACTGCCATCTTCCAACCTCTGGATCTTGCGAACCTTGCCGCGATATAGGTCGCCACCCACGGCGAGTGTGTCGGTGGCCATTACGCCGTCTCGGTATGCGATCGTTGTCACGCTACTCTGCCTCCTTTGTTCCGGCGCTTCGGGCGCCGTGTGGTTTTGGTGCCTGTGATCATGCCGGCTTCTTTCGCCTGGCTCTTCTGGCGCAGCGCATCGGCCGCGTGCTGATGGCCGTTCTTGGCTATGCCACCGGTCCAGATCTGCATGGTGTTGTTGAAAACCTTCATGAACCCGTCGAGGTGCTTGATGCCGTCGGCGCATTCTTCTTCGTCGAACCAGTAGCTACCGAAGTCCTCGCGCATGCCGTCGATGGCGCGGTTGACGTCGTCGGTGCGCGGAACAACCTCGATGTCGGTCAAGCCGAGCTCTTCGAACATGTCTCGGTAGGATTTCAGGCTGTCGTTCTGCACACGCCTGTGCGCGCCATCGTGCGGCAGGAAGTGCTTGCCCCAGACAAAACCGCGGCGTTCCCTGATCTTCTGCAATTCACGGACATAGAAAGAGGGCGGTTCACCGGATCCCTCGAAATAGCCGATGAAGTTGTCTGTCTTGCCGACCTCTTGGTGCAGCCATATCGACATGTCGTCGCTCGACGGGCCCAAATCCCAGAACGTGTTGACCGGGATGCCGGGGACAAGCGGCACCTTCGATATGCGGCCTTCGCGGCGAGCTGCCGCCATGACCTTCGCAAGCCAAAGACCGTCGGTTGCGACCTGGAACGCCTCGTCGAGTGTGGACGGGTACTGCCGCCACATCTTTTCATTCTCGCCGCCGAACGTGCCATCACGCATCTTGACGTACCAGGCGCGGTGCCCGGGCGAGATCTCCCTTTTGATCGCTGCTTCGACCCGCTCGAAATAGGCGTTGTCCTGCGGGGATATGGGAATGCCTTCTGGATCGATGCTGTATTCCTTGCTGTCCCACCAGGACGCGAAGTGCAGCTTGTAATCGAGGCGTGTGAGCTTTGAACCCTGCTCAGACTGTGACCGAGCAAACCGAACCATGTCCGAGAACAGGCCATACGGGCTTTCCACCGTGCTCTCGATGACGGCAATGCCTGTCTCCGGTACCGCTGGAAACGAACCCTCCTGAATTTCCTGCGCCTTGAGCGGGTCTTTCAGGCAGACGATTCCGTATTCCGAGACATGCAGGAAACTGATCGTGCCACCACGGACTGACGACGACACCGTCATGCGGGATCCGTTTGCCCATTTCAGCTCGGTGACGTTGTCGGTGGTCAACGGCACCATGGCTCGCACCACTGCCGGCAGCTTGTCCCATGCGAATTTGATCTTCAGGTCGCGGATCTTCTTCGCGGTGTCCTTGTCCTGCGCAATGATGGCGGCTTCGGTGTCGGGGACGAACAGGCATGTGTCGAGCATGAGCAGCTGGACCAGCGTCGAGAACCCGCGCTGGCGTGCTTTCGGCACGACATTCCGGAACCACAGTTTCTCGAGGAACTCCTCCTGCACCTCGTTGGGCTCGAAGAGGACCGTCTTGCCGTTTTTGTCCTTGATGTAATAGAGGTTGCGCAGCCGCCACTGCGGGTCCTTCAGCGCTTCAAGCAGCTGTATCGCATCTTTCAGCTGGCTGATAGGCGGATGCACGGCACGGGTTCTCCTGGCCGCAAGGCCATCGGAGAGCACGTCCTGCGCTCATGTGGTTGGTCAGTCTTCTTTCGGCCGTATCGACATCGGCGCGGCTGTTTTCTTCTGAGCAATACCGGGCGGAATGATCTTCGCCAAGCCCGGTGCTTCCTCGACCGGCTTGAACGATCGGCCGGTCAATTGAGTATACAACTCGATGAGAGGGGCGGCGACGTCATCCTTGTCTGCATCGCGGAAAGCGTTCACGTTGACGTGCTTTCCGACCAGCTCGAGGATTTTCGCGCGCGTCTCCCATTTCACCTTCGTGATATAGCCAACCAGTTCCTTCTTTTTGTCGATCGTTTCGAACAGCTCTTTGGATTCCACGCTGAGAACCCCGAGCCTCGAGAAGAACGTCGGCCACTCATGGATAGGCTTGATGCAATTCCGTTCGTCGTAGACCTGTTTCAGGTCGGCCTTCAGATACTCGTTGAGATCGCGCAGGACGGATTCGGCGGACAGGTCGACCAAGCTGAGACGTTGTTCCTGAAGCTGCTCGATCAAGGCGACGACTTCCGGGTTCTTCTTTGGGTCAAGCAACTCGCTCGCGGTCTGGCGAGCCCGGGTCGGTGCATAGCCAGCGCGGATCGCGGCTTGCGTGCCGTTCAGGTCGACCAGGTATTCATGTGCGAAAAGGCGCTTCTTGCCGGTAAGCTTTGCCATCAGCGGTCCGTCATTCCCATTTCCTCGAGAAAGGACTCGAGCCCGTCCGGCTTATCAGGGTGTTGTAGGCTGGCAGTGATTTCCGACCATAGCTGCTCCCACTGCCTGTTGCTCGTGTCTCTCAGCGTCACCCACCTCGAATGAGGAATCTGCGCTTTCGACTGTCTCAACGCCTTGTTGATCAAGCGGTCCAGCCTTTTCCGTCGTTTTCGAAGCTGCTTGTAGCGGTTGGTCAGCCGTTTCGGCATCTTCTTCCAGCATTTGGCGCACACAATACGAACGTCCGGATGGTCATGCAGATCGCGCTTTGCGGTCCGCCTACAGCCAGGTGTCAGACATGGAATGCGATCTGGGTTAGGAGTTGCCAACGAGTTTCGACCTTTGCCGCTTGTTGATCATGAGGTGGTTGTCCTCGGTGCGCTCAATCCATCGTAGCATTTCCACCTGATACGGATACAGGCGTACGACTGCGATACCAGTCATGTCGCCACCTGTTCTGGCTACATCGAAACCAGTCACGTAGACGGGTCCTGCGGGCGCAGAAGGAACAGCCGCCGACACCGCAGCAATCGCTGTTCCTTGAAGAAACTGGCGGCGGGACAGCATTATTCAGTCTCCACCTGCACGTCGGACTGAGCATAGACGCTCAGGATGTAAAACAGGGGAATGCCATTATCGCTCTCGTAGAAGACGCAGACAGCACCCCGCGTTGCCTCGAAGCTCTTGATCCATGGGAGCAAGTTGTGAACCTGTTCCCTAATGTGGGCAGGTATTTGCTCAGCCCCATAGGCTGTGCCCGCTGGGATATCGACAGCGAATTGCAGGTTACCGAGCTCGTTCAGTCGGTGTAGCGCCTCTGCGATAAGCACGGCTTTGATGTCCCAAACGCGCTTCTTTTCGCGCTCCTGTTGATAACGCAGGATTGTCTCCGCGGCTGCTTCAGCTATCACGCCGATCTGCCCAGGGTAACGTGCTGTCGTTTCATGCAATGCGTTGAGCAGCTGCTCTTGTGTGCCGTGAAACCTCATGACTTCGCCCCCTTCGGCTCTGCCGCTTTGTTGACGGTGATGACGACGCGGTCGTTTTTGCTGATGACGTCGTACTGCTGGAGGATGCTGAGAGCGAGGGCGTCTGCCTGCGCGCAGATGCGCTTTCTGAGGTCGGCGCAGGCTTTGTCGGCCACGTCCTGGACGTGCTTCGAGACAGCGTTGCGCACGGATATTTCAAGCGACATCTGCAACATCACCGGATCGACGATGTTCACCGGGATAGCACTCGCGTCAGGCCGCTCACCACGGATCGGACTGTCGCATTTCCTGCAAATCTTGTGCTCATTGCCGTGCAGGTCCTGCGTCCACATCACGTCCGGTGACAGGCATTCACAGGGCATGAGGGCATTCAGCTGACCTTTTTGGAGAGCGTCGATTATGTCACGTTTTGTCACGCCAGAGCCCTCCGTTCAGCCCGGGCCCGATCTTGCGGGCTCCAAATCTCGACAGGGAGGTCGATGACCAAGACGTTCTTCCCGGCGATGGCTCGAATTGCCCATTTCACCTCGCGCACCTCTATTTTGAAACGCGGCCACTTCTCGATGAAGGGCAGAACAACGCGTTTCACGCCGGTCTGGCTTTTCTTCCTGCCTGCACCGCCGGCGTTGCTGAGTTCAAATTTGCCATCTGGGTTCGCATCGATGCGAAGCTGGTGCGTCAGCTCGCCGGTACCGAGACGCACAGTCACACGTTTCACGTCATCACCGAGCTGGTCGATGAGATCCTGCATGATCAGGATGCGACCACGAAACTGGGTTCCGTTTGCCTTCGTGAGACTGAAACGCACCGGGGGCTTCTCGGCACCCCCGTAGTGCTTCGCAGGCGGCTGGAGCTCTTCCCAATCGTTAGTCATGGCTTCCCCTCATGCCCAAAGCATGCAGGTAGAGATCGAGGACGGCCTCTTCCTCTTCACGCTCGTGCGGCTGTTTTTTGCGGAGGGAAACCACCTTCCGAAGGATCTTGACGTCAAACCCGTTGCCCTTGGCTTCGGCATAAACGTCCTTGATGTCGTCAGAAATGACTGCCTTCTCTTCCTCCAGGCGCTCGATACGCTCGATGAGTGCGCGCAGCTGACC